CGTCGTCTACATCGTCCTCAGCGCTTCGTGCGACTCCCTCAACGACCGGTTCACCGGCTGATGAAGGGCCTGCTCGCAATCCTGGGCAAGGGCTCGCCGTCGAAGGGCGGCGGGTCGATGCCTCCGCCCCCTGACTCCGAGGAGGAGATGTCTCCGGACAGCGAATCCTCGGAGGACGAGGGCGGCGACGCGAAGGAGTACGCCAAGCTGGTCGTCTCGGCGATCAAGGACGGCGACGACGAAGACGCGGCTGACGCTCTCGTGAGCCTCGTCCGCTGCTGCAAGTGAGGAGGTCCGGATGGCTGCGCTGAACAAGTCTCTGCTCGAGATGCGCGATGGCACTCGCAAGTTTGCCAACGTGCAGGGCACGACTGCGCTCGCGCGCCATCCGGACGCCGACGTCAATGACTACATCAACCGCGCGCTGGGGTCGTTGCACCGCAAGATCACCACCGCTCTGCCGGACCAGCGGTTCCTCGCGTCGACGACCATCACGACCTCCGAGGGCCAGTCGACCTACTCGCTGGTCTCCGGATTCGACACGCTGATCTCACTCGAGATGACCGCGGACGGCCGCCGTCGATGGCTCGAGGCGTACGAGATGTTGGAGCGCCCGGCGATCATCTCGCCCGACGTGACCACGCTCGGTATCCCCGCCGTCTACCGGCTGCGCGGATCGAGCATCGAGTTTCTCCCGACGCCGCAGGACGAGTACAACATCCTCGTCTGGTACGTGCCGGCGACCTCGCAGCTTGCGAGCGACGTGGCCAACTACGACACGATCAACCGGCTCGACGACTACATCATCGCGTACGCCGCTCGGTTCATCGCGATCAAGGACAAGAATTGGGACCTGGCCGGGCAGTGCAAGGCGCTCATCGACGAGATGACGCCGGAGATCGAAGCGCTCGGCCGCAACCGTGACCGAAACAGCCCTCCGCGCGTGCTCGACACGAGGACGCGTGACCGGTGGGGGCGTACCCCGAGGTGGTCGCGGTGATCCGCTCGTCGATGGCGAGCGTCGTGAGCGCTGCTGGGCAGCTCCGATCGCTGCTCACCCCGCCCGAGCCGCCCGTGGAGATCACCGATGAGCAGGTGACCCAGCCGAAGCCGCTCGCGCGGCTCGTCACCACCATCGTTGCTGCCATCTCCCGACTCGAGCGCCGTCCCAATCCGAGGCGCATCGACTACGAGGACATCGAGGTCAACGGGGACGGCGTCACGACCTACGCGTTTCCTCATGGGATGGGTGGCCGCGTCCGGTGGTGGGTGGTGGATGCCACCGACGGAGGCCCAGCGCAGTTGCACCGGTCGGACACCTCCACCGATGACGTGCTGGTGCTCCTCTCCGAGGTCGCCGGAACGGTCACGATCCGAATCGAGGAGGTCGGCGGCTGATGGCGCTCCCTCGCTCTCTCACGCAGGTGTCGTTCGCTGGGCTGCTCGACGAGTCGATGCAGGGGGAGATCCTCGATCCGTCGGCGAGCTTCCCCGTCATCGTAAACGGGCGACAGGACCGACGTGGAGGGCTCAGCAAGCGGCTTGGGTATAACCCCCTCTCTTCGACGCGCGTTGACGACAGCGCTCGGTCTGATGGCCGGCGGTGCTTTGCGCACAACGGTGCCCCCTGCGTGGTCAGCGGAGCGGGCAGCGTCGACGTGTACAGCGAGTCACTTGGCTCGACGGTGGCGACCGGCGGCAAGGCCTCCGCCTGCTCCGTGGAGATGATCTACCTGGGCGCGAACGTGCCCGTAGAGGCTCCAGCGCAGTACGACGCCGTGGTGTGCAACGGGTTCCTTGTCGTTGCCTATTCCACCTACCTCAACGGATCGCGCGGACCCAAGTTCATCGTCCAGCACGCATCCTCTCCAGCCGTCCCGCTCCTCGTGGGTGACATCGACACGGCGGCGACCCCAGTGTTCCACCTCGTGGCGCTGGGGACCGACGTGCTCTGCGTCTTCGGCAATGGGTCGACCGGTAACCTGTACCTCGGCAAGCTCGATTGCTCGACAACCGCGACGGTGCTTGCTGGGTGGTCCTACGTCGCCACCATCGATACGCATCGAGCGACCGCCAGCTACAACCTCAGCGTGTCGGCCATGTCCGACCGAGCCGTCGCGGCCTATGTCAACGACAAGGGAGGCACCAGTCAGATCACGCTGACGACTTTCAACGCGGGCGGCGTCATCGGCACGGCCGATATCAACACGTCCGGCGCTACGCCCGATCAGGTCGGAGTGGACGCTTCGCTGGATATCATCTGGCTGGTCTGGAACGAGGTGCTCTTGGTGCGCGCCTCTCCGTTTACCTCGACGTTTACGCCGCTCACGTCGGTGACGACGATCCACGCGACCGCTGGTCTGCTCTCCACTCGGCCGCCAAACATCGTGTCGGTCTCGACGTCCACCGCTGTTGCGTACTGGGGCCCGAGCTCGGCGTCCTCCCAGGTGGGGCGGCTCGTCATCGTGGGCATGCAGCAGAGCGGGGGGACGTTCACGATCCTCGGCACCACGGACGGCAACGGCGTCAATCCGGCTGGTAAGCCCGCCTCAATTGGGGGCCGTACGTACGGGCTCCTGTCAGCCGCGGACAACTACGTCGGGGTCTCGTATTCCGTCATGCTCGGGGACCTCACGGATCGGTCCTACACGGACGCGACGGAGAATATCCCACCGCACGCAATGCTCCTGCCCGGGCTCATGGCCACGGACATGACGTGCCCACCGGTGACGCTCAGTGATGGTCGTACGGGGTACGTGGTCACGGTGCTCCGCACGGCGAGCACCAGAGCGTACGCCGTCGCAGCGGTCGACTTCTCGGACATCAACCGATGGCGACCGGCCAGCCATAACGGCTGCACCTTCCTGTCTGGCGGCCTCCTTTCCTACCTGTCGACGGATCGCGTGCAGGAAGCCTCCTTCCTACAGACGCCGGAGAACCTCACCGCGACCGACACGGGATCGCTCACGGGGCCGACGGGTGACGTGCGCTACGTGGCCGTGTTCGAGGGCGCCGACGGCGCGTCCAATGTGACCATCTCCGGTGTCTGCGCGCCCGTGACTCTCACGGCTACCGGCAAGGCCGTACTCGTCGAATGCAACCCGCTACGCATCACGTCGCGTACAGACGTGCGCGTTGCCTTCTATCGGACCATCGCGGGGGGCAAGGTCTACTACCTCGTCGAGCGGGTTAGAGCATACGTGTCGGGCACGGGTAACGTGAGCATCTCCGACGAGACCAGCGATGCGTCGCTGATCTATCAGCCGCTCCTCAACGGCACGGGCGTACTCCCGGGTACTGGCGGAGCTCCGCTCCAGCACGAGGCGCCGCCCTACTGCTCGGACGTCGTCTCCTACAACGGGATGCTCGTCGTCGCGTCTGGCTCCGATCTGTGGTGGTCCGGCCAGACCATCGGTGGCGAGGGTACGTGGTTCTCCGCGGAGCAGTTTTTCGTGACGGTCGACGGTCCGGGCGACATCACCGCTCTTGCCGTGCAGGATGGGACGCTCTACGCCTTCAAGGAGACTGGGATCTGGGCCGTCGGCGGAGAGGCCCCCAGCGACAACGGCGCGAGCGGCGGGCTCGGCACGCCTCGGCGGATCGCGCTCGACGTCGGCTGCATCAATCCGCTCAGCGTCGTTACCACGTCGCTCGGGACCTTCTTCTTGTCGCACCGCGGTGTCGAATTGCTCACGCGCGGTGGGTCTCCCGTGTGGATCGGCGAGAAGATCCAGAGCACGCTGGCCGACTGGCCCAACGTCACGAGTGCGGTGCTCGATGCGCGCAACAACCTCGTCCGATTCACGCTGGCGAAGTCGATCCTCAGTACCGGCCTGGTGCAGGGGTACTCGCAAGACCTGGAGCCGCCTTACACCGAGGTCGGCGGCGGCCGGGACATCGTCTTTGATCTGACCCTCAACGACTGGCAGAGCGTCGACGACAAGACCGGGACGACGTCGCACGAGGCCTCGCAGGACGCCTGCGTAGTGTGGAACGGGCTCGCCAATCGGTACGCATGGCTCGGTGCAGATGGCGTGCTCCACCTCGAGTCCGACTCTCATCTCGACGACGAGACGTGGGTGACGATGTCCGTCGAGACCGGGTGGTTCAAGGCGGCCGGGATCCAGGGCCAGCAGCAGGTCAACCGCCTGCTCGCGATGATGAGGATGAACACCGGAGCGGACATCTCGATCGCGCTCGGCTACAACTACAACGAGTCGTACGAGTCCGCGACGACGTGGACCCGCGCTCAGATCGACACGCTGCTCGGATCTCAGCCCATCACGCGGCTCAGGCACGACCCCAGCGACAACGCAGACGGGATGGCCGTGCGCGCACGCATCACCGACGCTCAGCCGTCCACCGGGAGTGTCGATAGCGGACGCGGGCTGACGTGGATCGCGCTCACGCTCGACATCTCGCCGAAGGACGGCCCGGCGGACGTACCGGAAGGAGCCTCGTAATGGGTAAAGGAATCGGCGGATTTGTTTCCGGTCTGTTCGGGTCGGAGAATGACGAGCGGTCAAAGGGCCGCCAGGTCAACTCGCAGAACTACAACTACGGCGGCTCGGAGACGGGTGCCGAGGATCAAGCGAAGGCGTACACGCAGCAGGGCGACCAGTCGCAGGGCCGGCAGGCGACGCAGGCCGACAAGGTCAGCATCGACTACGGCCAGGCGCAGAGCGACCGAGTACGCGGACAGGCGGCGCGCCAGCAACAGACTTCGCTCGCGAACATCATGCAGCAGCGCGCGACGGGTGGAGTGCCGTCGATTGCGCAGCAGCAGGCCGATCGCCAGATGCAGCAGGCGCAGGCGATGCAGGCCTCGCAGGCGGGCAGCGCTCGCGGCGCGGGCGGGCTCGCAGCGGCGCAGCGCAACGCGGCGTTCAACACCGCGAACATGGCCAGCGACATCAGCGGACAGGCGCAGATCAATGCCGCGGGCGAGCGGCGCGACGACACGAACGCGGCGGCCGGGATGTGGAGCAACGTTCGCGGCGGCGACCTCGCGAGCCAGGGCCAGGCGGCCGGGCAGGCGCAGGCGCAGGCGCAGCTCGGGGCGCAGCAGAACCAGTTCAACGCCGGGCTCCGAGACAACCAGAGCGCGCGCAACGACGCGCGCCAGCTCTCGTACGACCAACTCGCTAACCAGGTGCGCACGACGCAGCTCGGAGCGCGGACGAACTACGAGGCGCAGCAGAGCGCGAACGACCTCGGCGCCCAGGGCATCAACGCGCAGGTCGCCGGCCAGAACGCGGCGATGAACCAGAAGAACGCCGAGGGCGTCATGAGCATCGCTCAAAAGGGGCTCGGCGTTGTCGCTGGTGCGCTGGCCAAGGGCGGGCCGGCGCACGCGGATAAGGCCTACCTCGTCGGCGAGGAGGGCCCCGAGCTCGTCGTCCCGCGCGATGACGGCTACGTGCTCACCGCAGATCAGACGCAGCGCGCTCTCGCACATTCGCCAGCGTCGACTGTCAACAAGCTGTTCGACCGTGGCGAGAGCCGCACGCGGGACGTGTCGCTCTCGCAGCTGATGGGCTCCCGCATGTGCGGAGGTCCCGTCCAGGCGCGAGCGGAGGGAGGGCCCATCGAGGCCGGGATGGCGGCGCCGCCGTCCGCCGAGATCCCCCCGGGCTACCAGCCGCCCATGTCGACGTGGGGCACGGGTCAGCCCGACGCTACCGCGTACTCGTGGCAGGCCGCGCAGGACCAGCAGGCGCGTATGCAGCCGTACGACGACCTTGGCCAGCGCATCTCCGACCAGCGCCAGCAGATCGGCGAGACGCAGGACCGGGTCAACAAGACCGTCGACGACATCGACGAGAAGGACAAGAACGCAGTCTGGGAGAACGACTACAAGGCTCGCCACCACCAGAAGACGACGCAGGCCGAGGACGATGCCGCCGAGGAGGCGCGCTACCGCCAAGACCTCGACAAGAAGCAGGCGCGCACCGATGCGAAAGCGAAGCGCAAGAAGAGCCTGTCCGATGTGCTCAGCGAGTCGGGTGACGAGGGCATGAAGAACGCGTCCCGCATCGACACGAGCTACCACGGTGGCGGCGGCTACGTCCCTCCGCAGCTCATTCAGATCGCCGGAGCCCGCGCCTTCGGCGGCCCCATCTCGCCGGGCCTCGTCCCGATTGGCCAGCACCGACCGGACGAGCCGATGCCGATGATGGGCCCCGGCAGCGGTGCCGGTGCAACCTCCTACGAGGTGCTCAACGGCACAGGCGGAGAGGACGTCGCGGCCAGCGGCAAGGCGATGAGCGACTTCGCGACGAAGTACCAGAGCAACCCGTCGGCGGGACCTACCGGTTACGGCGGCGCGCGCGAGGAAGGCGGTCCCGTCGAGGGCTCCGACGATCCGGTCACTGGAGAGTCGAAGGCTCACCGCGACTGGCGGCAGGAGGCCAACGGCACCAACGACGCGATGCGCCTGAGCCAGCTCGCCAGCATCCTCAGCGTGGCGGCTCCTGGGCTCGCTCCTGCCGTCTCGGCGATGAGCGCAGGGACAGGCGCATCCGCGGCCGTGCTCAACGCTGAGGACGAAGCCCGCTACCGCGAGCGCGCGCTCGCACAGAAGGCGCTCGACGAGGAACGAGCCGCGATGAACCGAGCCGAGCGCGAGAAGTCTGCTCCAGCTCCAGCGCACTCGGTGGCGAACACGGTGCTCTCGCTCTCCGACGCGGACGCTAAGCAGCGCATCGTCGGGCGTACCGGTGACGAGCCAGCTTGGCGCAAGCAACGCTCCCTTTGGGACATCCTGAGGGGCAAGTAATGCCGGGCGGTCCGATCAACCCCTACCTGGCAGACGTGTGGTCCGCCTTCGCTCCGGGCGCTCAGCTCGCGGGCTACGGGCCGCCGTCCGCAACCCCGGTGGTGTCAGGGACGCCGCTCGCGCCCGTCGCGCCGCCGCCCAACGCGACCGGCTTCCCGGCGCTCGCCGACGTCCCGCCAGCGCCGCCGCCTCCAGCGCCAGCAGGACCGCCGCCAGCACCTCCTCCGGCGCCGCCGGCACCTCCGCCCGCAGCGCCGTTCGTCGGTCCGGTCAACCCCAGCGCGCCGCCCATCAGCGTCGGAGTGGACCCTGGGCCTCAGGGGCCCCCCGCGCCCGCTAGCCCCGCTGCACCTCAGCCTGGCCCCGACCCGCACGCCTTCGACCTCGTCCCGACGATGGGCGGCGGCTCTCCCGCGCACGAGGTCGACCTTCGCGGCCCCACGCTTCGCAACGCTCAGGACGTCCGGCAGGACACCTATGCGAGCACCATCGGCGCCGTGGGTGAGCGCAACGCGAGGGCCGCCGACAACGAGTACCAGATGGCCGTATCGCAGGAGCGCGCTGCGCGTCTCCGAGAGGCCGCCTACCAACAGTCGCTTGCCGAGCAGGACGAGGAGCTCCAGGCGCGACAGGACGACTTCGACCAGACCGCGCGGCAGCTCTCTCGCCTCGGTCAGATCGACCACGGCCGCTTCTGGGCGTCGCGCTCGACGGGGCAGAAGATCGCCGGAGCACTCGAGGTCATGCTGTCCGGATTCACCGGCGGCCAGAGCATGATCCAGAAGCGAATCGACGACGACATCAAGGCGCAGGAGTTCGCGTACATGGCCGGGCGCGACGCGGTGAACGCGAAGCAGAGCGCCTTCAGTGCAGCGATGCAGAAATACCAGAACGCCAACGCAGCGCGCCTCGCTGCGCGTGTCGCCAGTCAAGACGTGGTCGCCGCGCAGCTCGGCCAGATCGCGGCGCTGAACAAGGGCAACGAGACGGGGAATCGTGCCCTCGAAGCACTCGCCCAGCTCTCCAACGACCGCATGCTGATGATCCAGCAGGGGATCAAATTCATGCCGGCGCAGTCGGGTGGACGCTACTGGCAGGACCCTAATACGGGCCTCATCTACAACGAGACCGAGGCGAAGGCGCTCCGCGCAAAGCAGGTCGAGTATGGCCAGCAGGAGCGGATCGAAGGCGGCAAGGTCGGCGGGCAGCTGCTCTTGCAGCGCGACAAGGCTGCACTGGATGGCGAGCAGAATGGCGGGCTCGGCAAGGAGAACGCGCAGAAGCTCGCGCTCGAAGAGACGAAGGGCCGGATCGAGCGCGATGCTCTCCTCAATGCCATCGGGTACGGCCAGGACAACGTCAAGGCCATCGTCAAGGGTGGCGTGACGGACGATGCCATCGCTCACGCGCCTGCGTGGGCGCCTGGAGCAACTAAGGCGCGGGAGATGGTCTCTACGCGCGAGTCCTACAACAACACGGCCAGGCTGGCCGTTGCGGCCGCTTACAAGCTCAGCACCGATGCAACGGAGCCCAAGAATCGAGCGCTCCTCGAAGAGTACGCGGGGCCCTACGTCATCGGGCCGGGCGACAACGAGGCGAGCGCACTACACAAGATGAAGCTCCTTCGTGGACTCGTGGAGCGTGGTGCCGCCTCCAAGGGCGTCACGTCGCCTAACGCCAAGCCCGCGGCGATGCCTGGCAGCTTCGAGAGGCCCGGCAAGTAATGGGCAAGGTTGCCGTACTCGACCCCGATGGCCGGTTTGGCTTCATCGATGAAGCCGACAAGGACAAGCTCCCCGCAGGCGCGCGCCTCCTAACGAAGAGAGATCTCGAGGAGTACCAGGCTGAACAGGCAAAGTCCGAAGCGCAGGCCCGCGAGGACGAGCGCTACGACAAGACGCCGGCCGCAGCGAAAGTGCTCGGCGGCATCGCTACAGCGGCCAGCGCCGTCATGCCTGGAGCCGCCCTCACCTTCGGTGCTGGCGCAGCTCCGGGCACGGCCCCTGCGGCGTACTCGAGCGGCGTCACCGAGGGCCTCACGGGCGGGCTCGGACAGGGAGTCATCCGACAGGGCATCGACGCGACGCTCGGGAAAGACGTCGGCGACAAGTACGCGCAACAGGTCTCCGACCAGAAAGTCGCTAGCCCCTACGCTCACGGCGTCGGCAATATCGTGGGCACCGGTACCGGCCTCGTCGCTGGCGCTGGCGGAGCAGCGGAGCAGCTCGCCACGAAGGGCCTTGCACGCGCTGGCGTGCAAGCGACGTCGGCGCTCGGCAAGGCGGGCGTCGCAGCAGCGAAGCTTGGCGTCCGCGGCGCCGTCGAGGGCGGCATCATCGGCGGTGGCGAGTACGCGGGCGAGCAACTACTCCAGGACCACGACGTAGCCGCGGACAAGCTCTTCTCGGCGATCGGGACGGGCTCACTCTACGGGGCTGGAGTTGGCGCCGCCCTCGGCGGTGGTCTCTCACTCGCGGGAAGCGGCATCAAGGCGGGGCTGTCGCGGGCGCTGTCACGCGATGCGACGGACATGGCTGTCCGGGAGGGCGTGGATCTGGGAGCCCAGGGCGCTGCACCAAAGGCTCAGGGGCTCTTTGACAACCCGACCGCGGCAGGGAAGAGGTTCGCCAACGACCTCGCCTTCGACTCTCTCGGCGCGACCAAGGTGCAGATGCGCAACGCGCTCGAGCATGTGGCCGCAGATCAAGGCACGGCCAAGGCAGCCGTCGGTGACTACGTCAACCGAGTGCTGAAGGAGCACGTCGGCGACAACGCCAGCATGTGGCAGGTCGGCAAGGTCGGGCGAGCGGATGACCTCCAGAAGGTTATCCAGGCAGACATGGGGGGCCGCATCGCTACGGGTCTCAGCGAGGCCGTGAAGGGCACGCCCGCTCGTGTCGACATGACCTCCGTGTTTGCCAAGGCCGGCCAAGAGGTCGAGAACATGATGCGCGACCCGATTCGCGCAGCAGGCGCAGAGGCCTTCTGGAATCGAGTCAGCCGCGAAATGGAGGCGCTCAAGCTCTCCGGCAAGGTCGCTCAGGACGGCACCATCGACGCGGCCGACGCCTTCTATCTTCGCTCAGGGCTCGCAAAGAACGCGTACGAGGTCAGCAAGGTCAGCGGTCACGCAGGCGACGCGTACAAGGCGTTCCTGCGAGACTTCGATCAGCAGACCATCAAGGCCATCGACGAAGCCGGGCAGGCTGCTGGGAAGTCTGGCGTCGGCGACAACATCCGATACTGGAAGCGCGAATGGCAGCTTGCCAAGGCTGCGGAGGAAGCTGCTGCGGGCGGCGCCGAGCGATACGCAGGCAACAACGCGTTTGGCCTGCGCGAAGGCATCGCAGGCGCTACGGCGATGATGACCGGCCATCCAATCCTTGGCGTGGTCGGGCCCGTCGTGATGAAGGTCGCGAAGGAGCGCGGCAAGGCCGTGCTCGCGCAGACGCTCTATCAGGCTGCCGAACGTGGGACGCTTGCGCGCTGGGTCAACAAGACCGACGACCAGATCGCCCGCGCCTCCAAGGGCCTCATCGCCGCCCCCGAGAAGGGCGCCGCGAAGGCGTCCGAGGTCATGCCTCCACCGCGTCAGCTCGTGCCCAAGACGCTCGCTCGAGTCGCCGCGTTTCAGGCGGATCCCGACGCCTTCGTCGACCACGCGTCGCGCCAGGTCGAGAGCATCGCGACGCACTCTCCGGAGATCGCCGACGGCATTGTTACCCGCCAGGTCAGGGCCATGTCCCTGCTCTCGAGCAAGCTCCCGCAGCAGGGCGAGCCGGACCCGCTGGATCCTCACAAACGCGTCGAGATGACTCCCAGCGAGGAGGCATCCTTCGCCCGGTACGCCTGGTATGCCGAGAAGCCCGAGCGGTTCTTCGCGGAGGTTTCGCGCGGCAAGCTCACGCCCGAAGGAGCGGAGACCGCGCAAGCGCTCATGCCTCGCGCCTTCGAGCAACTCCAACAGGAGACGTTCGAGGCGCTCACGACGCAGCTTGCGCGCGGGAACAAACTCCCCTTCCGTCAGCGCGAATTGCTAGGCCAACTCCTCGACTTCGCGGCGACGCCCGCGCAGCGCCCGGAACACCGCACGTTCCTCCAGCAGAACGTCAGCGACGTGCTACCCTCCAACGAGCCACCTCTCTCCGCCGCACCAGCAAAATCGCGGCGCGCAACGACTCCTCCCAGCGGCTCCGATGCACTGGATCGTCTCGAGGCGAAAGGCCCCGGACGACGCTGACCCTGGGAGGCCGCCGTGGCCGATACCGTTACGACGAAAGTACCGCGCACGCCGACCGCGTCGGCGATTGGCGTCATCCTCGTGGACTACAGCGGTGGAGATCAGTCCTTCACGAAGCTCGTCCGAGGCGTCCACGTCAACACGTCCGGCAACATGAAGGCGGACTTCTCCGACGGCTCCACCGGCACACTCGCCGTGGTCGCCGGCCAGACCTACGCCTACGAGATCACCAAGGTCTACCAGACCGGGTCCACCTTCGCCGGCTACGCCCTCGTCTGACATGCCGGCGCAGCAAGGCAGCTGGATCGCCACGGCGTACCTCGAGACGGGGACGATCGCCAAGGGCCAAGTCGCCTGCCTCAACGAGGCGGGCACGAGGTACGTGGTCGCGAGCGACGCCAACCGCACCGCTGCCGGCCGACGTAGCGCGTGCATCGCGATCACCGCTGGCGATGCGGACGACCCCGGTGGCTCGAGCTTCGAGGCGCAGTACGTGGGCGTCGTTCCTCCGTCAGTGTCGGGCCTTGGAGCGGGTACTGAGAGCCTGGTGCGAGTGTCCACGACTGGCGTGCTGGAGCGAGTGGCCACGTACTCGTCCGCGGACGACGTGTGCGGGCACTGTGACGAGGACGGCACGGCGTATCTGTGCTTCCCCATGGTCGGCATGTCTGCCGCTGTCTGGATGGCTCCAGGAGGAAGCAGTTACGCTATCCAGTACCGAAAGGCAGACGGCACGTTTGGTGGAGCCACCAACGCAAGTGTCAATTCATCTGGCGGGTACCTGGAGCAGTACGGCGCCCGTGTGCTAGCTGCGTCCAAAACAAGTTTTCCGGAGATGTTTGGGGCTGTCGGAGACGGCGCGGCTGACGATACGACGGCGATGGCTGCTGCCATGACAGCCATGTCCGCTGGTACGTATGGCGCACTAGCGATCGGCTGTACGAATCACAAAGTGTCCGGGCTGACACTGCCCAACAACGCCAAAATCTTTGGCCGCGGGTCTGCGTCGAGTGTCATCACCTCAACCACCAACGCTATCGTGCTCACCGTGGCGAGCGGAGCGCAGGACGTTGAGGTCCGCGATCTCAAAATCTCTGGCAACTCTGCTGGGTCATCGCAGCACGGGATTGCGCAGGGAGAGGGGTCAGACGTAGCCCCGTCGCGAGCCAGGTACCTCAATCTCGACCTCACCGGCCTCTACCACGGGATGCGCCTCGCCAACGGTCCCGCAGGTGTACACGGCGGCGCCGTCATCGACGGGTGCTCGTTCACCTCCAACGTCAAGGGCTTGCTGGCAATTGCGTCGGGAGAGTACCTGCTAATCAACGGATGCACGTTCCGCAGCAATACCGCTGCTGGCCTAGCGATCAACGGTGGGAACGCCTCGGTCACCAATTGCAACATCAACGACAACACCGCCGTAGGAGCCATTGCTATCCAGTTCGTCGCTGGTGGCAACGACGCTCACGGCATGGTGAGCAATTGCAACATCAACCACAACGATACGGCCATTGACATCGGTGCGATCACCAACGCTCAGACGTTCTCGGCTTGCAACATCTACGACGGCAAGATCAACGTGAACGGGAACACCGGGCTGGTGACGTTTGTTGGGTGCCAGATTGATTTCACGACGCTGACCAACACCAATGGCAAGGTCCGGTTTGTCAACTGCACGTTTTCGACTGCCTACTACTCGTCGATTACCGAGTCCGGGACCGGCTGGACCGAATTCATCAACTGCATCGGCAAAGACGGCACGGTGCCGTCCTGGATCGCGTCACGAGTATCTCGCTCGTACACGTTCCCATCCGACGCCAATCAGACGCTGTCTTGGCAAGACTCGGTCGCGCAGCAGCTCGTCATCGCCGCTGGAGTGATCACGGCGGGGCGTACGCTGACGCACCGATTCGGCCCTGCCGACCGACGTACGTATCGCATCGTCAACAAGACCGCCTTCACCATCACGTTTGGATGGTCGTCCGGGTCGACCGTGACGATTGCCACCAACACGGCTGCGCTGGTCGGCTCTGACGGTACCAACGCCATCGTCATGGGGACGTAGCAGTGAATCTAGGCATAGGTCTGGCTCTAGTTGGCAGAGGTGGCGAGTTTTCGCCGAGCAACCTGGCTCTCACTGGGTGGTGGCAAGCTGGGTCATACGTGGTTGGCACGTGGACGGGGACCGCCAGCGCAGGCGCGTCTGGAGGTCGCAACGGTGCAGGCATTGGAGCGAACCCGGCTCTTGGCACCGCGATCAACGGATACCAGCCGCCGGACTTCGACGGAGCGTTGAGCGGGTCCGTGCTTGCTCTCGGCGTAGCCATCTCCTCGTTCATCGCCTCCGGCGGCTGGACGCTGGGCGTGTTGCTCAACTGCGATACCGCCTCGACGACCGACCCGGTCATCGCAAACAATCAACTCCTGTTCGGCGACGGCCAAGGATTCTGGGGCCTCTACGCCTCCAACACGAGCGGCAGTCCGAAGCTCCACCTGCTCACCAACGACGGCACCGAAAAGGCGGCCACGGTTGCGCTGTCTACTGGCGCTTGGGTGTATGCACACTGCACGTACAACGGAACGACGATGACCGTCGACCTCGGCGGAGGCACGACCGCGAACGCAGCCTCTGGTGCTCCGTCCAACATGACCAACGGCCTGAGGTTCGGTCGACGACTGACCAACACGTCGTTCGACGGGCGCATCGCAGAAATCATGGTCGGGGCCAGCAACGCGCTTTGGTCGCGCTCGCAAGCGGTCGGCTACCTCAATTCTCGATACGGGCTCGCTCTGCCATGATGCGCCGTCAGCTACTCGCAGCCATGCTCGCCGGATGCGCAGCCTACGAGGATCGCGTCAGCGAACTGGGGCGGACCATGTCTCCCGTGGACGAGCGCATCATCCACGGCGACACGCAGTTTACGGTGCCAGAGAGACGAGCCGCAGAGCACGCATGCGCGATGTGGTCGACGTGGACCAAAGGTCGAGTGCGTCTGTCGATCCGATGGGACCTGGACGACATGACCTATATGGATCTGCCTCCACCGCTGCTCTATCGCGTGTGGCAGACGGCAGAGACGGGCACCATGGGAGGCCGCACCCAGGGCGACCTGATCTGGTGGGTACCGGACGCGTGCCCAGACTTGGATGCGTGCATCGCGCACGAGATTGGCCACATGCTCGGTCTACAGCACGTGGCAGAGGACCGGCAGGTCATGAGCGCGCGCAACCCGTCGCACGTATTCGGCGCCGCGGACTACCGCGAATGCGTGCGCGTCGGCGTCTGCCGCGATCGCCCCGCCGACTACACCACGGTCACCGTGACGGTGGACCCTAACATGCCCAACCCGAGCCTGGAGTACCCGCCGTGAGCGACCTTCTTTTTCATCGCGTAGCCTCCGCCAGCAGCGCCGCGAACGACAACGACACCCCTCTTTCGCAGCAGGCCGCCGAGCCCATCGAGCCCAGCCCGAAGAGCTGGCATGGGCCCGTCAAGGCGCTCGACGGTCGCGTCACCAAACTGGAGGCAATGGCCGTGGTCACAAACAAAAAGCTGGAGAGCATCGAGCAGAAGACCGACGCGCAGACGGTCATTCTTGCGCGTCTGGACAAGGTCGCTGCGGATCCTCGTGTGCGAGCGCTCATCTGGGCGCTCGTCCTTGCGTTCGCAGGCTGGCTCGCGAAACACGGAATCGAAATCAAGGTGCCGCAATGAAGACGCTCATTCCACTCACCGTCGGCATTTTCGGATGGGGCTGCCTCGTAGGCGCGTGCTCTCGCGAGGTGCCACCTACCGCCGCGCAGGCCGCCGCCGAGGGGGCATACGGCGCCGCTCTGCTCCGCTGCGTGGATGACGCCAAGACGCTCGCCGAGAGCAAGGCGTGTCGCGCTCGCGTTAACGCGCAGTGGCAGATCGTCGAGACGGTCGCGAAGGACGGTGGCAAATGAACGAGGCTCTAGAGATTGCGCGCAAGGTCCTCGACACGGTGCTCGACGCGCTGCCGAAAGAGGAGGCGTCCAAACTCCTCACCGAGCAGGCCATCAAGCGGCAGAACGCGGCGGCCGACCTCGCGGAACTGGCGAAGTTCGGCGAGACGTGAGACCCAAGCAGGGCTCCTCGAGCGGCACCTACGGCCCGGGGTCCACCCCGACGAAGCCGATGGTCCCGCGCGTCCAGGAGCCCGTGGGCGACGAGACCGAGCCGACGCAGCAGCGGTGCCCCCTCTGCGTTGGGCACGGCTACGTCTCGCCGGAGATCGCCATCGCATTCGAGCATTTTTGCAACAAGCTCCGGGAGGAACGATGAGCCAGCAGCAGGGGTACAGCGCGCAGCCTGGAGAGGTCTACTGCCGCGAGACGCAAACGCTCGTCGAGGACAACAAGATGCGCCCCGGCTACGACTGCCGATGCTCGGGGTGTACGCAGTGGGTTGCACGCAACGGCGACCCGATGCGGAGGACCAAATGATTCGCGGCCTCGATGCGTCGTCCGTACAGGGTCCTCTCCCGTTCGCGAAGCTCGACCCCGACATCCGCTTCTGCATCCTGAAAGCACAGCAGGGAAACGACGGCTTCGACCCGTGGTTCGGCCGCAACATGAAGGCCGCGCTGACGAACGGGCTGGTCCCGTTCGCGTACTGCTTCGCGTACCCGCTGCCGCCGCAGAATCCTGGCTCCGTCATCGCTGGAGGCATTCCGGGACGCGACCCGTGCGAGCAAGCCAAGCTCTGCGTCGACCGCATCCACGCCTACCCGGAGATGATCGGACGCCCGCTCTTCCTCGACCTCGAGTGGCCGCCGCCGAACGAGTGGGCCAAGTGGGGGTGCACCGCTGCGCAGATCAGCGAGTGGTGCCGCGTCTTCTGCGCCGAGGTCGCGCGCCTCTCGGACGTCACGCCGGTGATCTACACCTACCCCTGGTGGTGGGCCGAGGTCTCCAAGGCCGACACGTCGTGGGCTGCCTGCTACCCGCTCTGGCTCGCGTCCTACCCCGGCCGAGGCGTATGGCCGAAGGAAGGCGAGTCGCCGAAGGTCCCGCGGCCGTGGATCGACTGGCTCTTCTGGCAGTGGGACGGCGACGGAGGGCTCAAGCTCCCGAATGGCGTCGACTCCGACTTCTGCGTCTTCAACGGCACCGAGGAGGAGCTCCAAGGGCTCGTGCAGCGACCCGCGCCAGCGAACGACGTGTCGCCCGTCGAGCCGGGAAGCATCATTCGCCCGCCAGTCCCGTTGCCGGAGATCCCGACGATCAGCCGCGATCCCGACGACGAGCCCCCGGCCGCCGCTTGAATTGTCAAGGAGCGGTCCAGCCGTGCGGGTGCCCGCATCGCTGGCAAGTACCGTCGCTATCGGCCGAGTAGATGTCCAGGCACGAACGGCAGAGGTGCGCATCGCGGATCGCCTGCGCCATGCCGATGATGGCCGCCATCCAGCCGGCGCCCCATTCGGCGCCGTAGAGATACCCGTCGGCCCAAGCGGGTGGCGCATCTGGGCATTCGGCCCATGACGCCTCGTCAAGGATCTCTCGTCGTCGCTGTTCGTCACTCGTGGTCATCGGACCTCTTCTCCGCAGTGTCGTCGTCAAGATTGACGACGCGGACCTGCGCACCGGATGCCACGAGGTATCTGGCCAGTCCGGGTGCTTCATCTGGTAGGGCGTCGACTTCACGACTCCCCCTTAATCGGTGCTGGCGAAGTCCGCGGATCGCTGGTCATGACGCGCTCCTGCTCGGGGTCGTGACCTCGCGAAGATGGTCAAGTGCATGACTCTGCTCGCCGTAGAAGAACGGACCCCACTGCTGCCGTGAGGCCCAGTCCATGACGTCGGTGCCCAGCGTGCGAAAGCCTGGCTTGCCGCGCCACACGCTGTAACCCCAAATGCAGACGCTCGTACCCGTCGAGCCGACCGGCAAAAGTCTATTGCTCTGGTCGTATGCGAGGAGCTTGCAGCAAAGCATCTCTGGCCAGTATGGCGACGGACCGACGACGACCCAGAGCGGCTTGCCGTGATTCTTCGCGTCGAGCGGGTTCAGTTTGAACACTTCGACGCTTGCTGACTTGTGACTACCCACGATTCGTCTCCTTTGGTGTCGTGACTGAATCAGAGCGACTCTCGACCTGACGAACAGCCGTGGCGGCGTCAGCGGCGACGATCGGGTCGGTGCTGTACTTCGCGATCCGGCGAAGGACGTCCAACAGCTCAGTGACCGTCGGATAGTCCACACGCGGTGCGTACGAGAGGGCGATGCGGCGCACTTCGGCAAACTCAGCGGCCAGCGCTTTGGCCGCAGCCTCCGGCGTCTCGTAGCTGTTGATCTCGCGGACGAAGCGGCGCGCGACCACGATGTCGACGAGGACCGGCATCTTGGCATCACGCTGCGGATTGTCCGAGCGTGGAGTGGTGTACGGCTTGGCGTTCTCACGAAGCTCAGCGCGGATCCCATTTCCGCAATCGGGGCAGAACTTCCACCCGCGCATCAACGGATGCGACTTGCAGCACCGACACCGGAGGTCGATCCAGTCACCTTCGCTGTACTGCGTATCTTGCGTCCGCGGCTCGTCGGGTGGCATGCCGCCCATCCCACATTCAAGAGCGAGTCGTTCGGCGCGATACATCGCACCGCCGGTCTTGATGACCACTCTCAAGCGCTCGATCTCGTCGGTCAATTCCTGGCGGTCGTGTGCACTCGCGCGGCCGGACATGACGCAAGAGGTGCAATACTTCCCGGGCGCCGGTCCGGCGCAACTCGCGCAAGATGGCCTGGTCGGCGCCTCGTTCGGGCGCTGCACCATCGGACGCCCGGGTCCGGTCCTCGCCGCGACGAGGCGGTCGATCTCCTGCTCGGGCGTGAGATCGCTTGGGCGCGGATCGTCGAAATACGTCGCGCCCAGCAACACCGCTTGAGCGCGCTGATCCATTGCTAGGATCTGCTCATGTGTGAGAGCGTTCGATTCGGCGTGGACGCCAGAATGACCCTTAGGCAACGCGCACCCCAGAAACTCGCATTGATGAATGCGAACAGGGCCGGCTAGTGATAGCCCGCTACCCGCACACGACTCGCAGCGCTCCAGGGTGCGGCCGATAACGCCGTCACCGTCGCACTCCAGGCATACGCGCTTGGCGCTCTTGCGCTTGTGCCAGCACGAGTAGCACTCGCACGAGTCGCCGTGAGTGCCCTTGCTAGAGCGAGGGCTATCGGTCACGGCGACCTCCGTTCGGAGCGAGCACATAGGGGCCAACGACGTGGCTCGGGTATCCGTCCCGCGTCATTCGCTCGGCCTCTTCTCGCGCCGATCTGGCGGTCAGGTGCGCGCAGGAGTCGCACTCCCCCGGCTGGAGAGCGGCATCCAGATTGTTGGCTGTCAGCCAGATTCGTTTGGGCACCCGCGCGTCCTTGTTCACGTCGATCCTCCCTTCGCGTCGCTCACGGAAGGTCACGTTTGCAGGCTCTGGCTCAGGCATGGGCAGGACATCGCTTGTGTCCAGACCGTAGACGTCGTGACCGCCTTGAACGCCGGTGGCTGCGTGCCCCTGATGCAACACGCAACGACGGCCAGTACAGGCGTCGATCCACGAGCATTGGACGACGCACTGGTCATTGCTAGAGCACGGTGCGCTCAGGGACGGATCGGCGCTGCCATCACCAACTCTTCGAGCACCTGCGAGCGTGGGATGCCCCGTGCCTTCGCTTGCTTCTCGAGACGTTCCTTCGCCTCCTCGCTGAGAGTGATCGTGAACGGCTTGCGCTTCCTGGCGCTTGCGGGGGTCGAGTACCACTGCGAGTCCTTGCTGTTGGGCGGCGACATGCCGCGATTATCGCTCATTCGTCGGGGTTCGTCTGACGAGCGCGCTCGATGACGCTGGCGCACATCCAGCCATGCGCAGTCTGCTCCACGAGACCCTGCGCAAGCGCGGCTGGATTGCGATAGGCGATACGGACAGTTCCGTTGTCGCCGTGCAACGTCGCTACCCATTCCGTCTTTCCTGCCATCTTCGCTTCGTCGAGATCCATCATTGCCCGTCTCCTTGACTGTACGTACAGGTTAGCGCTGTACGTACAGTTGTCAAGACGTCTCCTTCGTATCGCCCACGGAAGGTCCAGTGCGCCGAAGCGCCCGTCCGATCGGGCAAGCGGCGACGTGCTGCTCGGCCTCGATCATCCTGACGGTGTAGGCGTCGCCCATCCCGCCGATGAGGCACCATGCGCAGCCATCCACGGAGACACCATCGGCGCCGAGGTGCTCAAGCGTCCCGAGCGCCGCCTCGAGCTCAGCGACGCGGGCCTCGGCCTTCTCGGCGCGCTCGCGCACGCGATCCATCGCCTGCGTCGTCCAGCAGTCCCCGCAGGTCTTGGCATGATCGCAGATCATGTCTTCTTCTCCACGGTGCGTGACCCGGCGCCCTTCGACCTCGGCATCGCGCATCGCCTGGACCGCCTTGCAGAAGTCCTCTTGCTCCTCGTCGGTCCGGTTGGGCGTTTGTCGACACCCTCCAGGATCATCCGCGCAGCCTGGCGCAGACGAGAGCCCCTCGGGTAGTCGCCCGCCCCGCACTCCAGCATCATCTCAGCGATGTATACGCAGCAGGACGCCGCGCGTTCGCGCTCGTCGGCGAGCGCCGACTCCAACTCCGCGACGCGGGCCAGTGCCTCGTCCCTCTCGTTGGCCGCCGCCGCGAGCGCGCGGCCCATCTCGTCCCAGGTCGCTCGATCGACGCAGTGCGTGGGCAGACCGTTGGCGTCGCGCGCCTCGAGCTCAGCGACGCGGGCCTCGGCCTTCTCGGCGCGCGCTTCCCAGTCCGGGTACTTGCACGCGGCCGAGCAATACGAGGTCTCGGTCGGCACCTGGTTTTTGCACGGCGGACGGAAGCAATCGAACGTCATTTCGACTCCTTCACTGGACCTGATGGCTCCGTGGCGCGCGACTCCCATGCGAACTGAAGGAACGCATCGTAGTGCGAGCCCTCGTGACCCTTGCGTAGTGCGCAGCGAAACGGCGCGCCGCTGACCGTCTCTGCGGCGGGGCAGTGAGCGTCGAGCATTTCCCGAGCGGCCGGGTTGGATGAGAGCAGCTCCGTTAGCGTCGGCCCTCGCCCGCTCACGGCTTCACCTCGCTGGGCAGCTCCGCGGCGAGCATCCGCTTAAGCACGTCCACCTCGAGTTTGTAGGCATCGTGCAGACGCAACTCGTTCTCCAACCACTTCACTCGGTCGGTAAGGCGCGTCCGGAGTTGTTCTGCGGTCTCCGCGAAAAACTGCATGATGTGTTCGTTCATTTCCTCAATCCTTTCGGGTCGTGTTCATCGGAGATCGGAAGCGATACGAGATCGTTTTCGCTGGCCTGCGAGATCGAGATCTGGAGGCCGGAGCCGTCGCCGGAGCCGTCGCCGTAGCCGTCGCCGTAGCCGTCGCCGGAGCCGTCGCCGTAGCCGTCGCCGTCGCCGTCGCCGTAGCCGGAGCCGTAGCCGGAGCCGTAGCCGGAGCCGTAGCCGTCGCCGTAGCCGTCGCCGGAGCCGGAGCCGTAGCCGTCGCCGTAGCCGTCGCCGGAGCCGTAGCCGTCGCCGGAGCCGTCGCCGTAGCCGTCGCCGTCGCCGGAGCCGTCGCCGCCGCCGTAGCCGTAGCCGTAGCCGGAGAGCTCGAACGCTTCCGCGTCTGAGCTCAGGAGAGCGAAAGCCCCGCTGCTACGTTCGCGCTCGCGGTCGTCGAGCACCTCGATCGCGCAGAGGTCGCCGTGCTCCGCAGCGCACAGGATTCGATCAGCGTCCAAGCTTCTTCTCCCAGGACTTCTGGTCGACGTCGATCTGCGCGATGACCTGCAGTGGGTGCAGACGCACGGTGCCTGCCTCGTCGAGTACGGTTTCCGTCTTCGGTCCCGACCACAATTCGCCGAGGCCTTTCTTGGTGCCCCAGCGGCGAATGTTCTTCGCGTCGCGCATCACGACCTCGTGCTCCTCGCGCGAGACGCGGCCTACGAAAACCCAGCCGCGTTGGGCGATAACGATGCGGATCTCAGCCACGGGAATTTCCTTTCTGTTCATCGGAGACCTGAGGCGCTACGCGTGGCCACACGAGCTCCGCGCTGGCCTCGACGATCGAGGCGACCTTGTTGTCTAGGCCGTGATCACGCAAGCTCCGCACAAAGCGATGCGCCAGGTCGAGCGACCCGGCTCGCACCGTGCTGATCGAATGCGACGTGCAAGTCATTCGGCCGCCCAATCCGAGACGCCGCGCATCTCCGCGAGAGCCTTCTCGACCGCAGCGCGGACGTCAGCCGCCTTCGGCTTCGGGCAGGCCCTCGCCCAGGCCTTTTCGTTCGCGGGCTCGCAGCGGATCGCGTGCAGTCGGTGGATCGGGCTGGCCTCCGTCGCCGCGTCGAGCAGGTCGGTGTTCTCGCTAGTGGCTTTGCCAACCACAGGTCCTTTCGCGGCGAGATTGACGAGCTGCTGATTGCGACCAAAGCGCCGGATGATGCGCGCGCCGATCATGATCCATTCGTCGCCCTCGACACGACGACACCACGCGATGCGTACGTACGGCGAGTAGCCGCCTGGCGAGACGATAATATTGAGACCTTCGCGCATGACAGGGATGCCTTTTCGAATTAGGTGGTTATGTTCCTTGGCGTCGCCGTCGCCGTCGCCGTCGCCGCCGTCGCCGCCGTCGCCGCCGTAGCCGCCGTAGCCGCCGTAGCCGCCGCCGCCGCCGTCGCCGTAGCCGCCGTCGCCGTCGCCGTCGCCGTCGCCGCCGCCGCCGTCGCCGCCGCCGTCGCCGCCGTCGCCGTAGCCGCCGTCGCCGTAGCCGTAGCCGTAGCCGCCGCCGCCGTCGCCGTAGCCGTCGCCGCCGTCACCGCTCTTTGTGTACGGTGGAAGCGGTGGGTAGCGGCCACCGCGCTCCAGCAGCGCGTCCTCAGCGACCGCACGGGCGTCCGGGTCTGCCCACGCAAGCGGCGTCATTTGCCCTCCCGGGAGTCGGAGACCTGAAGCGACGTGCGCGTAACCTCGCGACATCGCCACCCTTCGCTTCGGATGTCCCCGTCGAGCGTCACGGTGTCCCTCCCTTCTCCGCGGATACCTCAGGCTCCTCGACCTTGGCCTCGATCCACTCGTCCTCGCCGTCGCCCGTGATGCGAGCGACAAGATGCTGGCTGCACCCCGGGCAGTCGGCCTCATCGTCCTCCGTCCAGAGCGGGACCATGCCGCCTGGCCAGGTCATGCGATACTCGCTCGCGGGGATCGCGTCCTCGCCGCAGTCCGGACACGGGAGGAACGCCTCGCCCAATTCGACGCGCGCGACCGTCACGACTTCACCTCGGATGCCCGATGCGATTCCCATGGCCGTCGCCATCCTGAGTTGAGTCGTGGCCAACCGTGGTTGTTGGCCATGATGTCCCGATTGATCTCGGCCATGTCGCGAGCATCCTTTGCGTCGTCATCACGGCCGATCTCTTCGGCAGCATCCGCCGCCACAAGCCACGCCTCGATGGCCGGCACTTGCTGGGTTCGGTCCAATGCAGCAGCATCATCAAGAGCCAGTGCGTAATCCCAAGCGCGTCGCGCTTCTTCGAGTGTCACGGTGTCCCTCCCGTCTTGTCGGTGCTGGCCAGAGGCGACTCCCCGAGCGTGAACGCCGGGACCGTTGAAGGGTCCGACTCCCAACACGGGGAGATGCACCCGCGCGGGAGCCACGCGTCCTGGAAGAGGGACATGCCGCCCGTATGCATCGCGAATCCGGCGACGGCGGAGAGGGTCTCGTACTCGTTGGTACCCGGTTTCGTCTCGCGCTCGATGCGCTCGTAGACGTCGGGCGCGACGAAGAATCCGCGGAGCCGAAGCCCCATCGCCTCGCCCTTCGCGATCAGTTTTTTCAACGTCATTTCCCCAGTCCTTTCGTATCGCTGGACGTATCCGTGGGTCGCAGCGCGGTCGACAGTACGTCTGCCACGTTCTGAGCTTCAGTCGCGCGCTGAGTCAGCCACTTATCGACTTCGTTCTCGATGAGGTCGACAGCGAGCGCGTAGCTCGCGGCGTGGTGGACAGATATGACGTTGGTGGCCTTGAGGCGTACGCACCAACGTTCCGTCGAAAGACGCGTCTCGATCACGTTCTGCAAAAGTCTCACGCTGCTCATTTCTCTCCCTGCCTTTCGCTTCGAACCAGCACGCGTCACACGTACCCTTTTGCGCGCTTCTCCCGCGCCTCACGCGCACGATGCTCCCTAAACTCGCGCTTGCCGCGGGTTCGCTCGAAGCCAGCGTTTCGCCCATCGCGCTCGACGTGCTCGGGGATTGCGAACAG